TCGTCGCCGGCCTGGGCCGCCAGTACCTGCCCGACGTCAACGGCACACAGCGCCGCCACGGGTACGTCCTCGACGACGTGTCCGGCCGGATGCCGCCCCTCGACGCCGCCCGTACCGCGATCCGGGCGTACCACCGGCACAAGGCGGACGCGATCGTCGCCGAGGTCAACAACGGCGGCGACTGGATCGGCACCGTGATCCGGCAGATCGACCCCACCGTCAACTACCGCACCGTGCGCGCATCCCGCGGCAAGCAGACCCGCGCCGAGCCGGTGGCCGCGCTCGCCGAGCAGAACGCCGCACACATCGTCGAGAGCCTGCCCGAGCTCGAGGAGCAGCTCGTGTCATGGGTGCCCGGCGACGACAGCCCCGACCGGCTCGACGCCATGGTGTGGGCCCTCACTGAACTCATGCTCGCGCCCGCGGGCAACCTCGCCGCGGTCGCCTAGGAGGACTGACGTGAGCCACTACAGGAACCGCGCCCTGAGCCGAGCAGCGGAGAAGCGCGCCATGGGCCTGGACACGCTCCGGGACCGCATGCCCATCACGGTCGCCTCGATCGGCGGCCAGCAGTCCCTCACGCTCGCCCTGGACGCCGAGGCCCGCGGCTACGCCAACAGCTCGGTGGCGTACCGGTGTGTGGCGGCCATCGCCGACAACGGCAGCTCGGTGCCGCTCGCCGTGCGCCAGCCGGACGGGTCGGTGATCGAAGGCCACGAGGTTGCGCACCTGTTCAACAAGCGGCCCAACCCCTTGATGTCCGCGAGGATCTTCAAGTCGCTGATCCTTCAGCAGGGCGAGTTGGCCGGGCAGTCTTTCGTGTGGCTGGACCGCGGTGAGACCGGCCTCGGTCCGGTGGCCGAGGGCCACATCGTCTTCGACCAGGTCGACGTCATTGTCGACAAGCCGATCGCTCAGCGGCCGACGATGGCGAACCTCCTCGGCTTCATGATCCGGCGGGCCGACGGGACGCAGGTGCCCGTCCTGCCCGAAGAGATGCTGTGGCTGCGCTACCCGCACCCGTTCGACCCGCTCGGCTGCCTCGCCCCGTGGAAGGCCGCCCGGCACGCCGTCGACATGGACGCCTACGCCCGCGAGTGGCAACGCTCCAGCTACAAGAACGGCGCCACCCCGTCCGGCGTCGTCTACCTCGGGCAGATGGAGCCGGACCAGTTCGCTGCCGCCCGCGCGGCGTGGCGCTCCTCGATGCAGGGCCCGGCGAACGCAGGCAAGAACCTGCTCGTCTCCTCGCCGCCCGGCGGCGGCACCCCCGTCTCGTACGCCCGGGTCGGCCTGACCGCCGAGGAGATGGACTACCTCGAGTCGCGGATGGCCAACGCCGCCGAGGTGATGATGGCGTTCGGCGTCCCCCACGACTACCTGGCCGCAGGCACCACATACGAGAACCGGGCCGCGGCGAAGGCGACGCTGTGGTCGGACACGATCAAACCGAAGCTGGAGATCATCGGCTCGGAGATCGACCGCGTCCTCCTGCCGTCCGACGCCGAGGAGGCCGAGTTCGACCTCTCCGAGGTGGAGGCGCTCCAGGAGGCGCAGGACTCCAAGGCGAACCGGGCACGGGCCGCGATGTACGCGGACATCACCACGGTGGACGAGGCGCGCGCCCTCCTCGGCTACGACCCGCTGCCCGGAGGGATCGGCGCGAACACGCTCACCCCGTACCGGGCCCAGTGGGCACCGGTGCAGGGCATGCCCTCCGACGATGAGGCCCGGTCGTGGGACGCCGACTTCTCCCGCCTGCCGACGACGGACGTCGGGCCCGTCGTCGAGCGGGCCGTCGAGGCTGCGCTCACCCGCCTCCTTGGCGCGGCCCGGCCGCAGGCCGACGCCCCGACGACGCCCCGTCGTCTGGAGCTGACGCGCGCCGACGACACCCCCAAGTCGCCGTCGCTGACGGACATCAACGAGGCGTACGACGAACTCGAAGGCGTCGGCCGGCGCGCGGTGCAGTCGCTCGCCCGGGAGCAGCGAGAGCGGGTCCTCCGCGACTTCGACCGGCTGATGAAGAAGCCGGAGAGGTCGGCGGTGTGGCTCGGTGAGGTTCGGGAGCAGTCGGCCGCCCTCGCCCGCGAGCAGCTGCTCACCCTCGCCCCGCCCGACCTCGACGTCGTCCCCGCCGCCCGCGCGACGGACATGGACGTCGCCACCGGCCCCGACGGCTGGGAGCAGCGCATCCGGCTGCGGGAGATCTTCGACGGCGGGTACTGGCGCCGCCAGACCGCGAAGGTGCTGCGCCCGTTCGTCGAGCGGGCATGGCGCCGCGGCGGCGTATCCATCACCCCCAGCTTCGACCTCGACGAACCGGACGTCGCCGGTGCCCTCGACGCCCGAGTCGAGGAGCTGGCCGGGCAGGTGACCGCAACGACGGAGCAGGTGCTCCGCTCGCAGTTGCTCGCGCACGGCGTCGCCGAGGGCGAGTCCATCCCGGAGCTCCGGGCCCGGATCCAGCAGGTGTTCACCAACCTCGGCGACTACCGCGCAACAATGATCGCCCGCACCGAAACGGTGGGCGCCTACTCCGCCGCCTCCCACGCCGCAGCCTTGGAGGCCGGGGCCGTCCGCAAGACATGGCTGTCCACGGACGACAAGCGGACCAGGCGCACGCACAAGGCGGCGCAGGGCGTCACGGTGCCGATGAACAAGCGGTTCGAGGTGACGCAGAGCAGGTGGCCGGCGGACCCGGCCGCGCCCGCGAACCAGTCCATTCAGTGCCGGTGCGCGCTCACCTTCGAGTTCGACCCCGCCCCCGACGACGAGGAGTCCTGACCCATGGCCACCCTGCTGCGAACCGAGGTCCCCGTGATCCTCCAGCCCGCTGGCAGCGTCCAGTACCGCGGCGCGTACTGCCCCCAGGGCGTGCCGTTCTCCGAGGTGAGGCGCGGCCCGTTCGACGGAAAGACGGACCTGGCTGTGATGCCGGACCCCAACGGCGACCTGCCGAAGCACGTCAGCTTCGGCGGCGGCCGGATCGTGTACGAGTACGACGGCCGCGACCAGAAGGACCGCGCGGTCTACCGGTACGCGCCGCGCCTGTCCCCCGCCCACCAGTCCGTCATGGACGCCGTGGCCGAGGTGTACGCCGAACACGCACTGAAGCAGCAGGGAGGCCAGTCATGACCGAGGTTGAATTCCGAGTTTTCGAGACCAGCGAGTTCCGAGTCGACGAGGGCCAGGACGGCACCTTCGACGGGGTCGCCTGCCAGTACGGCAAGAAGGACAGCTACGGGACCACGTTCCACCCGGGCGTCTTCAAGCGCGGCATTGACAAGGGAAGCTACGCCTACCTGTGGATGCACTCCCCCTACAGCCCGATCGGGACGTTCAAGGCCGACGAGCAGTCCAACCTGCTCCACATCGCTGGCCAGTACGACGACACGGTCGACGGCCGGGACAAGCGCGCCATGGCCCGATCTGGCTCGGCGCGGGAACTGAGCGTCGGGTTCGTCCGGACGGACCTCCCGCCGTGGGAGAAGCTGGCGAAGATGACCGACGAGGAGCGAGCCGACGTCCTCGACAACATCCGCTCGGCGCGGCTGGTGGAGGTCTCGCAGATCACCGCGCGCATGGCCGCCGTCCCCGGCTCGAAGCTGAAGGTGGTCCGGTCCGCCCTTGGCGCGCTCTACAGCGACACCGGTGAACCGACCCTCGCGGAGCGCCTGGCCGAGTACGACCGTGAACACGGCCGGGACTCGGCCATCGCGCACGAGCAGGAGCAGGTGCGGCAGATGCAGGAGCGGCAGCGTCGTGCCGCGCTGCTGCGGCTGACCACGGCGGGCGCGTGATGGGCACCTTCCGGTCCCGGGCACAGTGGCGGTGGGCCTTCGCACGGAAGATGCCATGGGCCCGCCGCTGGGCACGCCGTACCCGCTCGTACAACTCCCTGCCGCGCAAGGCCCGCAAGAGCAGGCGACGCAGGTAAACGCCCGTCGTCGGCGCAAGTTGCAGCCCCCGACGACGGGCGTTCGCGATTCGATCTACCCTCCCAACCATCCGGGCCGCACTGACCGGACGTAAAAGCCCAGTGCTCGCCGGGCGCGATCCACCGGCCGTGAAAGACGGACCGCAGACCCCCAGACCTCTGGGCGGCTGCGAGCCGTCCACGGACCGGAAGGCAGACACCATGGGCAACTTCGCCAAGGTGCGCCCCGTCGGTCGCCGCAAGGACGGCCGACCGATCTACCCCATCAAGGGCGGCGCCCCGACCCTCACCGAGCAGCGCGACGAGGTCGCCCGCCTCCTCGCCGACCCGAACTACGACGGCGACATCGACGAACTCCTCGCCCGCGCCGACCAGGTCGCGGCCGCCATCGACCAGGCCCAGCAGCGCGACGCCCGGCTCCGCGCCCTCCAGGCCGCGCAGCTCCCCGCCGGAGACCCGCAGCCGCAGCAGGGCCAGCGCGGCAACGCCCCGGGCATGCAGCCCGACGACCACGGCAACGACCACCCGGTCACCGCTGCTGAGGCATTCGTCCGCAGCGCTGCGCTCGAGCACTTCCGGGCAGGCGGCAAGCGCGGTCAGTTCTCCGTCGAGCACCGCGCGGCCCCGGTCGGCACGGTCACCACGGGCACGCAGCCGCAGCAGAACACCCGGGTGCCGGGGATCATCCCGAACAACCCGGACTTCCCGCTGCTGGTGGCGAACCTGCTGGACCGGCAGACGTCGGACGGCACCACGCTGGAGTACATGCGGGACACGTCCGGCCCGCAGTCGACGTGGAACAAGGCCGCGGTCGTGGCCGAAGGCGCGGACAAGCCGATGTCCGGCCCGTTCTCCTTCGACCTGATCACCACGACGCTCAAGACTGTCGCCCACTGGGTGCCCATCACGAGGCAGGCCGCCGACGACAACGGGCAGCTCATGGGCTACATCAACGGTCGTCTCACCTACGGGCTGGAGTACAAGCTCGACCGGGAGATCCTCACCGGCAACGGCACAACCGAGATGCAGGGGATCCTCACCACCCCGGGCATCGGTACCTACCAGCCCGGCGTCGGCTCCACCGACGTCAAGCTCATCACCGTCCGCAAGGCCAAGACCCAGGCCGAGCTGGCCATGTACCCGCCCACGGCCGTGGTGATGAACCCGCTCGACTGGCAGGACATCGAGCTGGACGAGGACGCGAACGGCCAGTTCCGCGTCATCGCGAACGTCACCGACCCCGGCGCAGCGACCCGCCTGTGGGGCCTGACCGTCGTCACCACCGTGGCGATGACCGCCGGCACCGCGCTCCTCGGCGGGTTCCGCACCGGCGCAACGCTGTGGGAGCGGCAGGGGATCACGATCCTCATGACCGACAGCCACGCGGACTACTTCACCAGCAACACGCTGGTCATCCTCGCCGAGCGCCGGGCGAACGTCGCCGTCCACACCCCGCAGGCGTTCGTCCGCATCACGTTCGCAGCCGCGGTTTGATCCGGCCCCCATCCGACACGACACCGTGAGGAGGCCAGCGATGGCCACGCGTATCAGCAAGAGCACCGACGAGAACCAGGAGCAGCCCAACCCGGCCGCCGTCCGCACCCAGGAGTACGCGGCCGGCACCGGCTGGGACATCGGCCAGACCGCGCCGGAGGACGCCTTCCGGGCGCTCGGCGGCGAGGGCATGTCCACCCCGGTCGGCCCCATCGTGAACAAGCACCCGGGCGGCTTCGCCCGCCAGGTCGTCGCCAAGGGCGGACTCATCACCGAGGGCGTCAAGCGCGAGCTCAACGCCGCCAAGGCCGAGGCCGAGCAGGACGGCGAGGCCTGACCCATGGCGTACTGCACCGTGGCAGAGGCGAGAGCAGCGGGCTGCACCGGCACTGACGCCGAAGTCGGCGCGTGGATCGCTGCTGCCACGGAGCGGATCACCGCCTACACCCAGCAGTTGTTCGAGCCCACTCCGCTGGTGGTGGTCGCGGACGTGGCGGCGGATGGACTGGTCATCCTTCCCCGCCGCGTCCGCACGGTCACTGCTGTGACGCCCGTCGTCTCCGATGGGTCGGCGTCGTCGCTGCCGTCGTCGGCGTGGCGTGTCACGTCGTCTGACGTGCTCGGACAGATCGACGCCGTGCACCTGCGGTGGGGCGGATACGACGACCTGATCGCCGGGGCCGAGTCCTACAACGGTGGCTGGCGCGGCCTGTTCGAGCGGTGGGGACTGGAGCAGGCAAAGGTGGAGGGCGAGTTCGGCTATGACACGGTGCCCGATCTGGTGGCCCGTGCGTGCGCGCTGCTCGCAGCGCACATCGAAGCGCAGGCAGCCCCGTCCGACGCCGACAGTGCTCAGGACCCGGGTCTGGACGTGGACGACGAGGGCAACAACGTCCGCATCGAGGACGACGCCGAGGAGACGACGCCCGTCGCTCCGTCGTCGTCGACCGGATCGACGCAGGTCGACGCCCTCCTCGTCGCCTACATCAACCGCGCCGTGCCCAGCTTCGGAGGTGTGTGATGGCAGGCATCTCCGGCAGCTTCTCCATGGACGCCCGCGAGTTCGAACGCGGCCTACGCCGCTGGGCCGGCCGCCTGTCCCGCGAGTCGAAGGAAGCCACCCGCCGTACCGGCATCCGCGTCCAGAACGAGGCCAGGCGCCTGGCGCCGGTCGACACTGGCCGGCTGCGCTCCAGCATCGTGCACCGCGTAGAGGAGCGGGGCGCCCGGTTCTACGACGTGTCGGTGGGCACAAACGTCAACTACGCCGAGTTCGTCGAGAAGGGAACCCGGCGCCACTTCATCCGCCCGAAGAACGGCCAGTACCTCAAGTTCCAGTACATGGGCCGGACCGTCTACACCAAGCTCGTCGACCACCCCGGCACGAAGGCTCAGCCGTTCCTCGCCCCCGCCATCGCGATGGCCGATGCGTGGCTGCGCGAGGAGCTGGCCCGCGCAGGACGGCGGGTCCGCTGATGGCCGCCACCAGCGAGGGCGCCATCAAGGCCTACCTAGAGGCACTCGGTAGCGGCGTCCCCTTCTTCCGCGACGGGCCCCGCACCGGGCAGGCCCCGCCCTACGGCCTCGTAGAGCAGCAAGACATCACCATCACCACGAACGGCAACGGCGACTTCGGCGACCCCGCCGCCGAGGTGAACGCCGTCGAGATCCTCACCGTCGACCTGATCCAGACAGCCCGCCTCAAGACGGGCCCCACCACCACGAAGAACGCCGAACGCTACGGCCTCGCCGAAGTCCTCGCGAAGGCCCTGCACGGATGCCGACTGCCTGCCGCGCCGTTCCCTGTGACCGCCGTCAAGGTCCGCGACATCGACCGCTTCCCCATCACCGACAACCGGATCCGGCACTCGATCACCGTCGAGGTGCACCGGCCGCTGCGACTCACCGAGGTGATCCCCGCATGACCGACGTCGTCTACGTCCAGGGCGAACGCGACCAGGCCATCCAGAACTTGGGCTCTCACTGGCCGCCAGCCGCCGACGCCACCGTCCTGCGCTGCCCCGCACCGGGTGGCGTCACCGACGGCGCGGTCGTCATCTACGAGCGGCCCGGCCGCCCCGGAGTGACGTGGTGGCTGGTCGACTCCACCCTCCCCCCGCAGGGCGCAGGGACCCCGGACGAGCACCTGGCGTCGCTGATCCCCGAGTCGGAGCTCATCGTCCCGGAGCCCGTCGAGGACCCCCTCCCGCCCGACCAGGACGGACTGTCCGCCATGGACACCCAGCCTGACCGCCCGTCCGGGCCGAACCCCGGCACCAGGAAGGAATGAGCCCCATGCCTATCTCGCGAGTGACAAAGCTGTACGCGGTGGAGGACGCCAAGATTGCGCCTCTCCTCGCCGACCCGGAGGGCGGTACCCCGTCCTACGGCGCGGCCATCGACGTGCCCGGCATCAAGTCGATGGAGATCTCCGGCGACGTCGAAGTGAAGGAGCTCCGGGGAGACAACGGACTGCTCGACTCCGACGCGGTCATCTCCAACGTGACCGTGGCATTCCCCCACGCCAAGCTCAGCCTGGACGTGCTGGCCGCGCTGGTGTCCTCGACCGTCACTGACTCGGGAACGACCCCGGCACAGAAGACCCGCTGGTCACTCAAGCAAGGCGCGCGGCCGCTGCCCTTCAAGCTGATCGGCAAGACGCCCACAGGCGGCGGCGACATCATCGGCGGCGACGTTCACTTCATCCTCAACAAGTGCGTGATGTCCACCTTCCCGGGCCTTGGCCTGGCCGAGGAGGACTACCGCACGATCGAGAACGAGGCGCGCTGCCTGCCCCTGATCTCCACCGGTGAGTGGATCGACGTCGACATCAACGAGACCGCCGTAGCGATC